ATAAGCGGACAAGCCGCAACAATCAACGCACTAGTTACTCGTATAGAAGCACTGGAGAATAGAGCATGACCACAATCATAGATGGAACAAGTGGCGTTACATTCCCTGCGGGTGGAGTAGGTAATCCTGCTAGTGCTGTGGTGGGTTTAACTGATACTCAGACGCTTACTAATAAGACTCTGACTAGTCCTGTTCTAACAACGCCAGCATTAGGTACGCCTTCGGCTTTGGTGTTGACTAATGCAACTGGATTACCACAGGCTGGTTTGGCTAGTGGCGTAGCTGGTAATGGGCCAGCGTTTAGTGCTTATTCAAATGCAAATCAAAGTATTACCGCTGGTGTAACAACAAAAGTTGCGTTGCAAGTAGAAGTGTTTGATACAGCCAATGCTTTTGATAGCACTACAAATTATCGCTTTACTCCCCAAGTTGCTGGATACTATCAAGTTAATGCACAAGCATATTTGGCGGCAACTTCTGGTATTCAATATACACAAGCAAAAATATATAAAAATGGTTCGCTTTACCAACAAGGGCAATTTTATTATGTATCAACTGGTACATCTGACACTATAGGATGTATTTCTACAATCGTATCTTTAAATGGTTCAACAGATTATTTGGAATTTTATACCGTATCTTCTGGTGGTACTAGCATCATAATTGCAGCAAGTTCAATCTATACCTTTTTCAATGCTTGTTTAATAAGGAGCGCATAACATGACGCTTTATGAAAAAATTATGGCGCTATATCCGTCTTTAACTGATAAAGATTTTATGGGTATAAATTCAACTATTGAGTTGCAAAACGATTCTGACGGCAAAGGCGATTACATAGCCAAGTGGGAACACCCAACATTGGCTAAACCTACAGACGAACAACTTGCATAAGGCTAACTAATGGCTTCCAACTACAGCATTACTCGTGATCAGATCATATCTTTAGCTCTTAGGAAACTAGGAGTGCTTGAGATTGGGGATACACCTGACGCTAACACTGTGTCTAATGCTGCCATATCTTTAAACTTGTTGATCAAACAATTCAACACAGATGGTTTAAAGTTGTGGAAAGTATCAGAACTTATTATTCCTCTTACTTCTGCACAGACTAGCTATGTCCTAGGTGGTGCTACATCTACCTTGATGTATGACTCCCTAGCTCCTAGTACAGCTATTACAGACAAACCTTTGAAAGTTATTCAAGGGTTCTATCGTAATACAGCATCTACTCCAGACATAGACACACCAGTGATAGTTATATCTAGGCAGGAATACACTGTTCTAGGATCTAAGTTCTCTACTGGTACACCTAACAGTGTCTTCTATGATGCTCGTAGACTCAATGGTATTCTCTATGTGTACCTAACCCCTGACGCTACTACACAAAGCAATCTAGAGCTACACCTGATAGCTCAGATGCCTATCAATGACATAAGCACAGCTAATGAACTTCCAGACTTTCCTAATGAATGGATGAACTGTTTGGTATGGAACTTAGCAGACCAGCTGTCTCTTGAGTATGGTGTTCCTATGAACACTAGACAAGAGATTGCTCTTCGTGCTTTAAACTACAAAGACAAGATGGTTGATTGGGATGTAGAGCCTGGTAGTACATTCTTTAGTCCTGACTTTAGATCTACATCTGTTAACTCTTATGGTATGTAAGCATGGCTACAGAACGTATACCACTTACTCAGCCTATAGAAAGTAGAAGCGGATCCTTTGCTAAGGACTCCTATTCTGCTAACTGTTTCTTTGAGACTAGGGATCAGAAGAGAGAGTTTGTTAAAAGACCTGGTTTAGTCTTAGCTAAACAAGTGGTGTCTATAACACCTCCTGCTCACACACCTAGTCAAGGATTAGCTTCTTTTAATAGCAAGCTCATTGCTGTTATTAATAACATTGTGTATAGCATTAACCCTGCATCTAGTTATGCTGTAACTAATCTTGGTTCTACTTCTAGTACAACTAACCAAAGCTACTTTGTTAGGACATTCCTAGATACGTATCTGTTCTTCCACAACAAGACTACTGGCTACTTGTTAAATCAAGCAGGTACATTTATAGCAATGACTTCCTTGCCAGCAAGTCCGTATGTTTCTGGAACTGTATCTCTAAACAACTACATATTTATTGGTACTACTAACAATCGTATCTATAACTGTAATGTTGGTGATCCAACTACTTGGGCTGCTCTTGACTATGTTAGTTTTGAGCAGACTACAGACACACTTGTTGGTATTGCTAAGCATTTGAACTACCTAGTAGCTTTTGGTTCTACTAGTATTCAGTTCTTCTATGATGCTGCTAATGCTACGGGTTCTCCCTTAGCTGTAGCCCAGAGTTATACGTCTGAGATTGGTTGTGCTACTGGTGATAGCATCGTTGCTACTAATAACACTGTGTTGTGGATTGGAACTAGTAAGACCAATGGTCGTGCTGTCTATCTAATGGATGGTGTGTCAGCTGTTAAGATTTCTACCAATAGCATAGATAAACATATAGAAGCTGATAGTCTAAGCACAGTAACTGCTTACTGCTATACAGTCTCAGGACATACACTATATGTTCTATTTCTACACAACACTAGTAAAACTTTAGTTTACGATATAAATGAGAAGATGTGGTATACATGGACTCAGTACTCTATCCAATCTAGTGACCAACCTAATCCAGGTACTTTCCAAGAGTCCTACTTTAGAGCTGTATTCTTTGCTGAGTTGAATGATATTGCGTTTGTCTTAGACGATGACACAGCCACTATCTACTACCTCAGTACCACTACGTACCAAGATAACGGTCAAGCCATCTATAGCAGAACAGTAACAGACATCATAGATAACGGAATTACTAAACGTAAATTCTATGGAAGACTAGAGATTGTTGGTGACAAGGTAGCTGGGACTATGCAAGTCCGTCATAGTGGTAATGATTATGCAACTTGGTCTACCTATAGAGACATAGATCTCAGTGCTTCTAGATCACAGGTATACCTTAGTGGTGCTGATAGACGTAGAGCTTGGGAGTTCTTGTGTACTAGCAATGTCCCTTTGCGTCTAGACACAGCTGAGATAGACTTTAGGATAGGTGAACTAGATCAAGAACAATCAGTTGGTGGTGGACGCTATAGACGATAAAATAAAGGGAAAAGTACCTGTGTGTATCCGAAAGGATTACATAGTGTACTTAGAGCTTTTTGACAATCTCTTGTGGATTCATGTTGATGTCAAACGATGGTCAGCTAGAGTCAAGAGAGATGGTCAAAGAGACTTTGTTCTCATACAGAGTTTAATTGGTAAGCCTATCGTAGCGTTAGTTAGAGAGGATGACATTAAACTTCTAAGATTTGCCAGATCATTTGGTTGGCTAGAGAAATGTCAGATAGTTCTATTAGACGGTTCAAAAGCTTTCATCTATGTTTCAAACACATAGAACATAAAGGAATGATATGGGTGGTGCTGTAAGTGAAGTTGTTGATACTGTTGGCGATATAGGCCAAGGAGCCATTGACACTGTTAGTGACATTGGTGCAGGTATTGATGACACTGTTAATGAAGTTGTACCTGGTGGTTGGACTACGGTTGCTCTGCTTACTGCTGGCTATTACTATGCTCCTGAGATAGGGGCATACATAAATGCTTCTGGTAGTACTGTACCTGTAGGAGGTGCTGTTACTGCTCCAGTAGCTACAGAAGCAGCTTTAACAGCTACTGATCTTGCTATTGGTGGTGGTTCACTTGCTGGTACAGCTCCTACTGTTGGTGCTGGAGCAGGTGCTGCATCAGTAGGTGGATATGTTTCTGATGCTGAACAAATAGCAGCTATGAATACTGGAGCTGCTGCTACAGATATGAGTCTTGGTCAAGCTGGTGCTGCTAATGCTGCTGCTAATGCTACTAGCACTGGCATTCCAACCACTACAACTGGTGGTATTTCTTCTGGGGGTAATATGAATTTATCGGATTTTAGTTCTGCTTTGAACATAGCTTCAAGTGTTAACTCTCTCACTGGAGGGGGTGTATCTAGTCTTCTAGGTGGTCCAGGGTCTATATCAGGTTCTGAAGCACAACAGATGGCTGATCCTTTTGCACCATATAGAGCTAACTTAGGTCAGATGTATAGCGGTGCTCTACAGCCTGGAACAGGGATAGATGTAACTAGGATGCCTGGGTATAGTCAATACACAAGTGGTGTGTTAAACCCTGCTATGGAGGCTTCTAAGCGTAGTGCTGCTGCTTCTGGTCTACTGTATTCTGGAAGAGAGTCTGCTGCTCTACAAGACATTGGTCAAAGAGGCTACTACGGCTTTATGACTGACTATCTAAATCGTCTTGCTCAAGGTTCTGGTGCTACTGTTAATCCTGCTCAAGCTGGTGGTCTAGGAATAAGTCAAAACATGGCTAATCAAGCAGCCTTCTCCCAAGGTCTTGGTGGTTTAGGTCAAGGTATAGCTGGCTTATACAACAATAATAATCCTAGTTCTAGATATATAGGTGGTTCAAATATGTCTGATCTATTTACTGGTCCGTCTAATTATTCTGGTGGTGAGGGCGGTTACGCTTAAGGATTAAATATGGCATTTCTAATGAGTGACGTAGCAGCTGGTAGTAATGCCGCTCTACAACTACAACGAAACATGGCTGCTGCACCTGATGTGCAACAGACGCAAACTAATGTTATGCAAGAGCAAGCTAATACCTTGCAACAACAAGAACAGAATGTAGAGAAAACTAAATTAGCTAATCTTGTTGCTGATGCAGGTATTAAATCTGATGCTAACATTAAAAGCAAAATACAAGCTCTTGTAGGAAAAGAGGAATACACTAAAGCTGATTCTGCTGGTCAAGCACTTCAACTTGCTCGTGCATATGGAGAAGAAGGTAAAGCTGAAGACTCAGCTAAATTTATGCAGATCTCTGAAACAATTACTAATAAAGATCTTCTTAATCAATCTAAAAAATTAGATATTGAACGTCAAGCAATAGTTGATGCCAATGGTGTTTTAGAACTACTGCCACTAGATAAACTTAATGAGGGATTTAACAATCTTCCAGAAGCAACTAGAAATCTTGTTATTAATAGAGCAGGACCAGAAAATTGGAAGAACTTTTCTCCTAAAGAAAAGAAAGCTGTTGTTC